AACCTTTTGTTAAATTACAAGCCATGTTTATTTATTTTTTAATTATTAATATTCCTTTTAAAAAAAAGGGGTAGTATTTCATACCCCTAATTTATCTATCTACTATGTCCAAACAGTACTTCCGTAAACACCATCACTTGCTACAGCAGTTTGTACCCCTACAGCAAAGTTCATTACAACTCTTACATTGTCAGAACCGTCATATTCATAAGTAGGAATTAATCTAGCTTCTGTCCAATCAGTTGCAAGGTTAGTTCCAAATACTAAGTTTTCAGGATAAGTGAATAAGATAGTATCATTAAACATACCAGGACATCTGTAAATTGGATAGCCAAAGTAAGTAGCAGTATCAGATTTTGCGTCAAAACCTAATCCTGAGATTTGACCTTGATTAGAACCTGCACTAGCTAGAGCTTGAATATAGAAACCATAAGTTTTATTATTCATATAGAATCCAACACCTGGTTTAGTTAATATACCAGAAATATCAGAAGCAGCTTTATCATAAACAGCAGCCATATCAGTAAGAATGTCTGAAGCAGCTAAAGCGTCAGCAAAATCAACTTCTGAGAAATCTTTACAAGCTGAAGCGTCAGCTCCTGTTTCGTCTTGTGTTCCGTCATCTGATAAGAACCCTGTTCCGAAAGGAGAAGAACCTTGCCATATACCAATCTCTAATTGAGCAGCAGCTTTTCCTGCAATTACTTGTAGTAAAAACTCAGAGAAGTTTTGTGGTAGGTTTCCGTTTCTATCCATTCCTTGTCCCATCCAAGTAGGAAAGATAGTTCCTCTACAAATTTCTTCATTTACTTTTAAATCAGTAAGTGTTAAAATTTGTTCTGAAGTAGAAGTATCATTACCAGATGAGAATGAACAAGCAGCAGCAACAATAGGGTTTGCAGAAGCAATATTGTTAATTACTGCAGATTTTGTCAATCCGTCTATAGTCCTTACATATCCTTTAGCAACTGTGTCAGGACTTCTTAACGCAGCAGTTACATACGGCAAACTGTGTACACCAGCGTAAGTATCACTATTTACAGTAATATCAAACTCATAGCGTTTGTTATTTGCCAATTTCATAATTTCGTTTTTATTTTCTTTTTTCATTTTTTAATTATTTATTAAATATTTAACTCTGTCATTAATTGACATTTTACCTAAATCTGCTTTTTCTGATTTAGTATTATTTTCAGGATTGTGAGTAAAACCCTCTGTTCCTGGTTCTTTTTCTAGTTCAACAATTTTAGCTTTTAAGTGTTCTACTTCTTCAACTAAACTGTTTACCATATCTTTAGACATTTCAACTTTTTCATCTTCTTCAACAACTTCTTCTTCTGTTTCAACAGACATATTTTCTTTATCTGCTTTTAAATCTGCTATAGCGTCCTCAAGGTTTTTAATTCTCTTTTCCATACCTTTCCAATCTGCTACATCTGCTTCTTCTTGCATTTCTTCTTTTTCAGCTTCTACATCTTCTGCTTCTTTTTCTTCGCCCATATCAACTATTTTAGAATCATCATCTATAGTTAATTTAGCTCCGTCAGACATTGTGTAAGTTCCTGCAGATAATTTAGAAGTTTCCCCGTCATCACCAACAACCATAACAACAGAACCAATCATAAATTGCTCATCTTCTGTTGCTAATACTCTGCCGTCATCTAAAATCATTTCAGCATACATTTTTGTTTCTTTGCTTTCTTCTTTATTAGAAGATAAAAGCGTTTTGATTTTTTCTAGTGTACTCATTGTTACTTTTTTTTTATAAATATTAAACTTTAATTATTGTTCACAGGACTAGCGTTTTACTGTCCTGTTTTTAATGGCAGAACATACTTTAGCAGCAGTTTCTTTATTGCCATATTCTTTTACCATATCTCTAATACATTGATCCCATTTATAAACTGCCATAGCTTGTCTATTTACAAAAGCAGCGTATTCTGCATATTTATATTTTTTCTTATATTTCTTTTTCTTTTTACCAAACTCATCTTCTACATATTCTTTTTTAACACTATCTTCGTGTGTTTCACAAGCCATATATCTAACCACACCGTTAACTGTGTGAGTATGAAAACCTTTACAACCTTTAAACATCTCTGCATATATTTTAGCTTCTTCTTTAGTAGCAAATAAAGGTTCACCGTCTAAAGTTCCCACAACTGCTAATTCATTCTCTAATATTAAATCTCTAATCTTTCCTAATGTAACTTCATCAGGACAATCAGTACATTCTTCAGCTAGGTCTATAATATCTTTAGGTCTTGACGCTTCAATTAATCTATCAGTAAAATATCCCTCAATACTAAACCCTCTTACTTTGCCCTCTTTTACACTATCCCAAATTTCATCATTGTTTACTTTCATTTTCACAAACCAAGTTCCTAGTGGAAGTTTATTAAATCCAAAAGAATTAGATTTATCGTTTTTCTTATCTTCCTTAATCCAACTTTCTACAACAGTCATACCCTCTACTGGTACTTTATGCTCATAAGTAGCACTATTGTTTCTTAAACTTGACATAAATAGCTCCTGAGCTTGTTTTATAGTATCTTCTGTAAAGTAAACTATATACTTTTCATCTTTTTCTTGGTCATACCTAGGTATCTCTTTATTAGGAATTAATACTGCTCCTACTAAAGTTTTTTGTTCTTCATCTAATTTAGCTAATGTTAAGAATTGGTCTTTATTAAAGAATACCCAGTTTTCTTCTATTGCTGGAAACTCTACTAAACTAATAGCTTCAACACCAAATCTATCAGCTTCTTCATCTATGATTAGTTCTACTTTTTTTATTTTTTCTTTACCCATACTAATAAATATAATTTGTTAAAATTTGTTTATAAGGTGGCTTGTATTTCTAAATCATTTTGTAACGCTTGTTTACTTGTAACATTACTTTCTACTACAAACGCTTGAACAGGGGGCATATCTAAATCTATATTACCACCTGCAGGTATTCTAGGTATATCACCTACACCTATACCACCTTGTAAACCTTGTAATTCAGTATCACCTGAATCTCCACCAGGTACTTTAGATAATATTCCTTTTGCTTGAGCAACACCTGACATTAATATAGCCACCATTTCAGCAATAACTAAAGGAACACTAATAGGAGTAGCTCCTGGTGTTTTAAAGGCTATTTTATAAGCAGACATAAGGGCTGAAGCTGTATCTATTGATACACCAAGTAAAGCAGCGTTTTTTTGCTTCTTAATATCTTCCCCTGCTAACTTTTCTAATGATGATGAAAAACTAGAAGCAACTGCAAAACTTCTTTCCATAAATTCCATTTCTGTTGCAAATCTTTTTTCTGCGTTTTCTTTTAATTTATCGTTAGCTTCCTGTTGAAATTTATCTGTTATTTCTTTCTTTTTGTTTTCAAACCAAGCTAACAACTTTAGTTGACTAAAAAAATCACCCTCTACCATTAACATACGCTTATCAAATTGTTCTTGTAAATCTATAAGTTCTTTTTCTTGATCCGTACCTAAAAAATAATCCAGCTCATCTCTAGCCATTTGTCTAGCTTGTTCTATTTTTCTGTTAAATTCTATTTCACTATCTTCCATTTTTTGATAGTGTTCTCTTATTTGTTTTTCTACTTCTTTATTATGTTTATTTACTCTACGCTTTCTCCTAGAATTTCTACCTTTTAATGCTTCTTCTTCTTCTTTTATTTGCTCTCTTACTAATGCTAATTCCTCAAACACCCTATCTCTATTTTCTATAAACTCTTTTCTTTTTCTTTCATTTTCTTTTTCTGATAATTTAAAATCATATTCATAATAGGTAGTAACAGTTTGTATTCTTTCGCTAAATAATTTTCTTTCTTTGTCTTTTAATTCTTTAAGTGTTTTCTGACTTGATTTTCTAAACTTTTTTTCAGATTCTTGTAATTTTTCTAATTCTTCTTTTTCTTTTTTAATTGCTTCTGCTCTTAACTCTGTTGCTTCTTTAATTCGTTTAGTAATACTTTCTACTGTTTTATCTAATCCTAAAGCAGTTTTTATTTCTTTGTTTAAATCCTCATAAGATTTTGTTGCTTCTTTAACTGATGTCGATACACCCCCTGTAGTTTTAGCTAATTGTTGGTTTTCTCTATTTAATGAATTTATATTTACTAACATTTCACTTCTTTGACCTGTAATCCTTTCGTCAACTTCTGCTACTTTAGTTTTTGCTTGTATTACTTTTTCTTGTAACTCTATACTATTACTGTTTGCTTTTAATTCATTTTCTGCTACTTCTAAAGCCCTATTTGCGTTTTTCATTTCAACTGCGTGTTGCTCATCTAGTATTCTACCTAATTCTTGATTTGCATTTTTTCTTTCTTCTATAGATTTACTTTCATCATCTCTAATTTGTCTTTGTACTTCAGCAGATTTTTGAAATTGCAAAGTAATTAATTGTTCTTGTGCTTGTAGTAATCTAACTTCATTTCTTTGTCTTTGTAAACTTGCACTAGCTTTATCACTTGCTCCTGATAACCTAAACAAACCAAAAGTTAAAGCGTCTGCTACTATTAAAGCTCCTTGAAATACTTTTACTACTACATTAACTACTTTTTGTAGCGTGTCCATTCCTCTAGCTACTAAATCTGTTACTGCTTGATTTCTTTTAAATGCCTCAAATACTGCAGCTAACAAACCAATTAAAATACCCCAACCCATAGCTTTCATAGCAACTGCTATACCTTTAAAACCTTTTGAAACTAGCGTACTTGAAGTACCTACACCTTTCATAGCTTTAGAGGTTTTATCTAATCCTTGTACTGCTTTAGTTGATTGTACCTCTAGCTCAATTACCTTTTTTTGTTTAGCCATAATCTTTTAAATTGTTTTTTTATTTTACTTATATCTTCTGTGTACTCATCTATACCATAAACAAAATCATAATCTTTATCTTCAAAATTAATATTGCTCACAATTTTTAATATTGCTGTTAAGTACAAACCTTTTATATTTATTTGTTCTTTTAATTCCATTCTAATACATCATTGTTTTGGAAAATTATTGTATCACCATTTTGATAGATAGCCAAGCTCTGATATACTTTTGATCCGTCTGAGCCTGGTAATCTTTGACCTATAAAATTAGCTTTTGCTACCCATTTAATAGTATAGTCAGCACTACTAGATGTAACAGTAATTTTAAAATATCCTTTATCAGTAAATTCTGTTAAATCTATTGTAGGTGTTGTTGGAAAACCTGTACCCTCTGTTTTTCTTACAGTAACACCCCCTGCTGTACCGTCAAAGGCATATGCTAATTTTCTTTTTAATATTGTACTATATTTACCATAAAAAGTAGCTCCTATATTACTAGCTCCCTTTACTATAGTTCCTATAATATCTATTTCTAAATAAGTCATACTATAAGGGCTTAACTTTAAAGAATTAGCTATATTTTGTGTTTTTAAATCTTCTGTTGTTGTTCCTATTGTAACACATTCTAATAAAGCAGTTGAATATTGAGCTGTAACGCTACCTTTTCTTATTTCTATTGAATTAGTAGTTGAGGAAATCATAGGCAACATTACAGGAGTATTAGCTCCTATTCCTTGTATTAATCCTGTAACATCACTTACACCACCATTTACTACATCTATATTTAGATTGTGATAACAAGTACCAACACCAGTAGAATCGTTAGTAACCATAAAAGTCCAATCATCATTTATATCTTCACAACATTCATTAGTAATAGTAACTTCTGTAGTACCGTCTGCAGGGTTTACAAAAGTAATAGTACCGTCTGCATTAAAACTACTAGGTACACCAGAACAATCATAATTTAGTTTTTCTATAGCTTTTAATAAAGTTACTTTAGTTGATTTATTGCCACCTACTAAATGTCCGTCTATTTTTAAAACTCTCCATAAAGTATTTTTTATATATACAGGGTTTTTAAAAGCGTTAGCTTCAAATTCTACAATATCAGTAGGTGTTAGATTTAGGTAGCATTCCATTATTCTAGCTTCCTTATTATATATCTCATTAAAGTATTGCGACCAATAATCATAGTAATATCCTTTTTCAGTTATATTAGTTCCAAAAGGATTATGACACCAAAAAGGACTAGAAAATCTTGGGCTTACCCAATCCCACAAAAGAGCTTTTGTAGTAGCAGCTATACCTGTATCTAAATTGTCTAAATTATATTGACTACATATAGGAAATTTATTACCTGTAGAAGCGTGTGTTGTGCTACTATATCCTAGTATGTGAAAACTATAAGCAGCATTATTTGTTTCTGGTACAGGATTACCATTAGGTAAAGATAAATCTACAGGGTTTCCACTATAATAAAATAATCTAGGTTTACCGTCTGTAATACCCTCTCTTTCTATAGGTTCAATTTCATTTATTTTATACATTTGACCCACACAAGCATTAACTCCACTATCACCACCCCACGACCAATAACTATCTTGTGTTGGTATTCCCTGTGTTATAAAAGGTGTAAATACGCTAAAGTTCTTTCCCTCACCACTACTAAAATCTCCACCGTATTCTGTTTTAGCTCCATAAACTTGGTCAAACTTTTCTGTATATCTTTCGTTTAAGTGGTCTGTACTTTCAAGGTCAGAGAATACAAATTTTTCTTTTTGCAGCTCATTTGTTGATTTTACTACTTGTTCTTTTGATAGGTCTAATTTGTCTGTCCAGTATTGTGTAGTACCACTACCTATATAATCTTGATAAGGCTCTATAATAAGGTTATTAGAGTTAT